GATAATTGCTATATTTCCGAGCATCCAAATCTTTCACGTTTGTTGTAATCACACCACATTTGAAGTTAATGAAAACACATCCTTTCTCATTCAACTCTGCCTTAACAGCTTGAGCTGCAACGTTATTGAACATTGTCAAATACTTCCGAGATGGAGCCTGTTCAACGAAATCAGGCTTCACATTTGCTGCATCATCAATGTGTACACCAACTACATCTGTGGTATACGTGCTGTCATATCGATCCGCTTCATTCAAAGTGATAATACCAGTCTTGCTTGTGCTGAACTCCATTGCACTAAGAGCAGTTTTCATGGTAATTTCGCCCAAGTTTGACTTCCCAATGCTTGATTCTCCACTGATGGAAATACCAAGTGGAGCAAAACGATATTGTGTGTTCTTCTCCTTGGCAACCAAATCTTGTTGAACCGCAATTAGTGAAATGTATTTCCTTTGTATCACTTCTTTCATGGACTTTGGAGCAAGAGCTTGCATTTTAGAAGTTGTTATCAACGCTTCCTTTAGAATCCGCAAATATTTATCATACTCATTGCTCTCAAGATTTCCAGCCTTAGCAGTATCCGCATAGGCGAGCAAATAAGCGACATCCTCATAATACTTCTTCATTCGTTGATCACTATACAAAATGGGTTTGAGAGACTTTTCTTGAATACATTGGTAACCAGTCTGGGACAACCAATTGAACACATGAATCACGGCATCAATTACATCAGTGGCTTTCTTTGTTTCATTTGAAGCCTCAAGACGCAAAATCTCGACATCGCCAATCTTCCAATCAATCTCCTTCGTCTGGCAAATTGAAAAAGACATGCCAATGCACAGCAAATACGAAATTTTACCAAATATCGCATTACCTTTCAACATTTCCCATCCATCCAAAACTTCTTGACCAGTCAAAGCATGTGGCTCAATCACGCATTCATCATTTTCATTAATAGAAAAGTCGCTATCTTGCAAGAGATGAGAAAGGATTGTCGTAATAGTACACAAGACACTCCCTTTCTTGTACTTTCCCATGTAACTCACTACAGCAACCAAAAAACGATGAAAGGTTTTTGCATTCGACAAGTCAGAGATCAAAATGTACAAACGTTCTGCATGCATCATGATATCATCTGTGTCAGGAGATTTGAGCATACTCACAATGCTCGAAATACTTGTGAGAGCATCAAAAGTGGTGTCACCAGCAACATGGGGCACATTTTGCTTCTTATGTGCCTGAATCTCCTTGGCAATCTTCTTGGCAGCCTTAGCTACCATACGACGACGTTCACGATGGTTTTTCCGTCCTTGTCGATTCTTCTCAAATTTGGCAGTGTTGGCCTCTTTTTCAGTTAGAATCGGTTTGGACTGTGGGGAAATCATGATATTAGGAACGCAAAAATGAACAAGCTTGTGCAATCGACTGATACGAACTCTTTCAACAAGTTCCTTCTGCATCATAATCCGCAAAATATCTTGGGCATAGACATCGGGAAAAAGATCGACCCTAGACCGGACAGCCAAAGATACAAAAGCCGCAAGGGGAGGGTAATCCATCCACGTAAGGAATCTGCGAATATAAGAACAAATACCAAATTCATCTGTGATACCAAAACGTGGATCCGTCTCCATGGGATCATCTTCTTCTTCATCATCATCATCAT